CAGCCTCAACTAGAGCGTCTAACTTAGATGAAATTTCTTTTTTGTAAGTATCTAAAGCAGATTCTTCAACTTCTTCAGTCTCTTCAACTTCTTCAGTTTCTTCAACTTCTTCAGTTTCTTCAACTTCGTCTTCTTCATTAGTTTCGTCTTCAACTACTTCTTCAGTTTCAGCAACCTCTTCTGCTTCTTCTTCAGTAACTTCGTCTTCAACTACTTCTTCAGCACCTTCGCCAGCTTCGTCTTCTTCTTCAACTTCTTCAGTCTCTTCAACTTCTTCAGTCTCTTCAACTTCTTCAGTCTCTTCAACTTCGTCTTCAACTACTTCTTCAGTTTCAGCAACTTCTTCAGTTTCTTCAACCTCTTCTGCTTCTTCTTCAGTAACTTCGTCTTCAACTACTTCTTCAGCACCTTCGCCAGCTTCGTCTTCTTCTTCAACTTCTTCAGTCTCTTCAACTTCACCTTCTTCGTGATGTGCTTCTTCAGTTTCTTCAACTTCTTCAGTTTCTTCAACTTCTTCAGTTTCTTCAACTTCTTCAGTTTCTTCAACTTCCTCAGTTTCTTCAACTTCTTCGCCTTCTTCTTCGACTACTTCTTCAGCACCTTCACCAGCTTCGTCTTCTTCAGCAACTTCTTTAGTTTCTTCAACTTCAGTAGCTTCTGTTTCTTCAACTTCTTCTTCAGCAACCTCTTCAGTTTCTTCAACTTCTTCTTCAGTTACTAAGTTTTCGTTAATTTGAGTAGCAATATATTCTGCATACTCAGAAACGTTCTGTAGATTTTCTTTCAAATACTCTACATAAGATAATAAGTTCTCAGAAGTTTCAGTACCTTCATTATATTGTTCAGCCAAATAGTTAGAAAAATCTTTAACTTTGCCAACAGCTTCAGCTAAATGCTCAGAGTATTGAATACCTTGATCTAATTTTTCTGCTACATTTTCTGTATATGAAATACCTTGATCGGCTTTTTCAGCTACATGCTCTGTATATTGGATTGACTCGTCTAATTTGCCAGCTAAATACTCTACGTATTCTGAGAGAGTATTAACGCGCTCGACGATGTGGTCGTTATGAGACTTTACGTTCTCTAACGTGTTATCTTCGCTATTCGCTCCGATAGACTCTTTAATGCCTTTAATTTCGTTAGCTAAGTACTCAGAATACTTGTGGAAATCTTCAGCCTTTACAAATTCTGCCATGTTTTTATTATTATTTGTTTCTATATTGGTTTCTGTAATTTCTTGTGCTACTTCAGGAGCTTCTGCGCCCTCGCCGTTCATTTCGTAGATCCATAGACCTGAGTTATCATCAAAGCCATAAGATTCATTTACTCTCTTTAACTCAGCATTAGCGAATCCAGGATCTGCTACTAAGTCGTAAGTAAATAATTGCTTGATTTTAACTTTACCGTTAGATTCAACGGCACCAGCTGCTCTAGAAGAGATTTGTAAAGGTACTCCAGCATCAACAAGAGCTTTAGCTTGTCTACCAGCATCAGTATCTAAAAGTCTGATTTTACCTTTAACGTGTTTGTTATCTTTGTCGTAATAAAGTTCTTCAATAATGTGTGAAACATTCTTAAGAGAAACATCAAACTGTTGTGGGTGATCTAATTCACCTAATAGTTTAGAAGATTTAATCTTATCTTGTAATTGCTGAATTTGAGGAACATACTCATCTTCAGTGTAGATACGATTATTTTTATTCTTGGAGTCAATTTCTCCAAAGATACCTTCTAGAATGTACTCTTTGTTTTCACCTTCAGCTACTTTTAACTGAGATGAAGACATTTCTACGATCAATAAGTCGTTTTTGTTTGCCATATCTATGGTTTATCTATTTTTATTATATATCTTGTTGTATTATACAAATATCTTAATATCTTTTAGACGCCTGCTAATGGATCTTCTTCTCCGCCACCAGCATCTGCTTCGGCTTCTTTCTCTTCTTCCTTCTCTTGCTCAGCGTCCTCTGCCGATTTATCTAAATAATATGCTACTAGAACATCCATCTCACCTTCAGCGAAAGCATCTACTCCATACTCTGCATAGAAGTACTCTTTAAATTCGCCCTCTGTTTTAGAAGAAGTAATAACTCCTAATATTTCAGCGGATTTGATTGTAGGGCCAGAATCTAATTTTAAGTCTTCGACATAAATTTTAGAGTCTTCACCTGCCTTCATAGCATCCTCTGCTATAAAATCTTCAAAGGTTTTAATTATTTTAAAATCGTTTTTCATAATTTATATATCTCTTTTTCTGGCGAATCTAGGTTAAAGTGCATTCGGGTCCTCTTTCTCAGGCTCCTCTGCATTATCTTTAGCCTCCTTTGCCTTATAGGCTTTGTTAGCTCTAATCTCGTCGTCAGTTAATTTTAAGTATTTAGTTACTAGATATTCTTGGTCGAAATAGTATTCTTCTTCCATAGTTTCTGGATTAGTTGTCATTAGAGAGTCTCTCATGCTTGCGATAAAGTCTAATCTCAATTGCATGATTTCTTGCTCTTTTAATTCTGCAAATACATTCTCTTCATTATATCTTAAGGCTACTTGAGTTTTAAACTGTGGATCGTCCACAAACTCTGGGTACTTAAGACACATTTGAATATAAAGTGGTTTTACTAATATCTCTTGGAAGACTGATCTTAAACGCTTGATAAATTTACCAAACTTAATCTCATCTCTTACCATACCGTCACCGGCTAGTGCGTAGTCACCACCATCATCTTCATATAAGAATCTATTGTAAGGAATTTTTGAAACCTCTTTTAATTTATCTGAGAAGTATTTAAGTGCTTCAGTGTCTGATAGATCTGGGCCATCACCACCAAGGGTTTCAATTTCTGGTGTTTCTCCATCTTTAGAAGGTAACCAGTATTCTTTAGAGAATTGTAACATTGGCTTACCATCAGTTTGTAATGTTCCTGATTCAAAGTCAAAGTCTACAACTTCTTTATAGTTATTCATTAGCTGTGCCAATGATTGTTTTGCTCTTGTTTTAGATTTACCACCAACAGGTATAATAAACTTCATTCTAAATGAAGCGTTAGTTACTGCCCATACCACTCTGGTGTGTTCCATAATTCTTAGTAAGTTAAAAGATCTTACTAGTCTCTCAACGTAACTTACTCTTGAAGCAGTTGAAAGGGAAGAATATGAAATGTAAATAATTTGAGAATCATAAAGTACTCTCTCCTTTACAGGATCGTCTTTATATTGAATCCATACTTTCTTACCATCATCTTTATTGTAACCTGGCATTAGAGTAATTGGATCGATCTCTTTAAAACCTATAATCTCTTTTTGATCTGGGGAATAAATTATCTCAAACGATAAGTAACCATCAACTAGGAACTTTCTAAAGAAGTACCATGCTGATTGTTCACCATTAAATCCAAAGTAGTGATAGATTTGTCTAAAGTATTTGTTCAGGTCTTTATTAACCTGGTCTGAGACATCAAGTCCCATAATCTCTGGTTGTGCAAAGAAGTTTTTATCATCATATACCACTGCCTCATCACAAAGAATATCTAGAATATCTTCAACCTCATCATTCATTGAGAATCTTCTCAACTCATCTCTCTTACCTGGATAATCAATGTCAAAGAAAGGTACATTCTTCTTCATGTTGATGTCACCCATTGATAGTGCTGCAAACGCACCATAGATGTCATCATTATCTAAACCAAATGGATTCATTTCCTTATAGCCAAATTGGTCTTCCATTGGACCAATAGCTTGGGATTGACGTAGAACCATATCATCATAGCGCATACCAAAAGAACTTAGCGTCTTCAGTGCACCTGAGAGGCTAAATGGTCTTGTGTTAGAACTAAGTGGTCCGTTTCTTTTATCTGCAAATCCTGCCATAATATAGTATTATTTCTGTTTTATATATCTCATTTATTTAGGTGGTTTCTGAAGGCTGCTCTAATCTTACCAACTGATGAGTTGTTTAACTCTAAAAAGTCACATAAGGCTATTCTTGCCCAATGCTCATAAGATACCACCTGTTGTTGTGATTTACGACTAGCTTTATATTGTCTAATCGCAAAATCAAAACCATAACGTTGTAAAAACGCTTTTGCACCTCTATAACTTAATGATAGTGGTGCTTGAGCTCTAGCGTTCTCTGCCTTAACGCCACTAGTCTGCCCATTAATATATTGTTTGTATTGTTCGTATACAAAATCTAAAAGCTGTTCTTTGATAGGTACTGGTAACATGTTTAAATTAATACCCATATCATTACCTGAATCTGATGGGTCTAAAGCTAATACTACTGGATTACTATCCCACCAAAATGCTGAAACTGGATTTTCATATCTAAAAACATATATTTTTCCAGGTTCAAATCTTCGCATCGATCTAGCAACCGATTTTACTCTTATAGATTTAGATGTACTTTGGAACCATTCTTCTGCATCGGATGCAGCCCTTCTCTTTCCGCCAGCTTCTTTACTTAATGCCCTTATGTCTTTTAGTACTTGTCCCATTACTTAAGAGTTTTTTCTGTTAGGACAATAAACCTCCAACCCCTATTTTCACACCATGCATTTGCATAGGCGTATTTGTCTCTGTTCTTAATATATTGTTCAGCTAAAAATTTATATGAATTAAGTGCCTTTTTAGATTTAGTTTTTGGGGGAAGTGGTTTCTTAATCTGGGCTTCTGGTTTTATTTCAACCAACCACTCTACAGGGCCTTCATCGCCCTGGCCCTTTGTCTTCATATAGAAGTCTGGGTAGTACTTATGTTCTTTCTTGTCCATTGTAGACCTGTACTTAATCGTAACAGGCTCGCTGGACCACTTTAATACGTTATCTTTCGTATCACACATAATCATAAACTTTCTTTCCCAAGAGGAACGATAAATGATCGGAGTTGGTCCGATATATCTGTCAGGTTTTTCTGGGTTAAAATAGCCTTGTACAAATCCTGAGTTACCGCTTGGTTTTAAGTTCTTTATTGACATTTATATGTTAAACATTCCGCCTTCCGAGCTACCGTTATTGGTGTTAATCTTATCCATAGAAAGTGTATTTTTATATTTCTGTGGATGTAGTTTATTCCAACCCTTAGCGTAACCACGCTTTGCTATTTCTGTAAAATATGCAAATGCATTAGTATATTTAGGATTGAAGTTTCTCCAATACTTTAATAGGTCTAAAATAGCAAATTGTAGACAATCATTTTTATCATCTGAATTTAGATATACTAATCTATTTATTGCTCTTTCAGCCAGAAGTATTAACATTTTCTCTGCGTCGGGCGTTAACTTATCCGCCTCTTTTGAGAGAACAATTTGATCGTATAGATCCCTATTGTTTAAGTAATTCTTTTTTCTTGGCACGTTTCGTTCTAATTATTTACTAATTATATGAAAAAAAGCCCATTTGTTTCGAAATGGGCTTTTCTAAATTTAAAATTAAAATTTAAAACAATTATACGTTGTCTTCTTGTGAAATATTAATCTTGTACTTTTCTACTCTGAATGGTTTGTTCTCTATGAATACAGTTAAAATATCATTCTTACCTGCTTGATTAAATTCAACAGCATCAACTTTAACCTGCGCGTCTTCTGGTAAACCGTCAACCTCACCTTTTAAAGATGCATTTACATAACCATCCTCAATACCTAATTGTTCTTCTTCTAAAACCTTTAAATCTGATTGGATTTTTTTAATTTCAGTTTCGATTAAATTATCTGCAGCTTTAATATCTGGTAATGTTCTATCAGCTTCTGCTAATCTACCTCTTTGGTCGAATAGGAAGGATAACATTTCTTTATATAGGTTAATCTTATCATCTTTTACTCTACTAACACTAGCAGCAGCCTCTAATAAATCAGAAAACTGTTCAGTTATATCTGCACCTGTTTCGGTTGCAACATACTCAACAGCAGCATCTGCTAATAGTTGTTGGAATTTATCTAATTTAGTATCTTCGTTTACTCTATAAGTATACACTCTATTTTCTGCTCTCATTGCTAAAACTGTAACTTGACCAGACTTAGATTCTGTTAAGAAATCTAAAACCTTAAAAGTATCAAAGTTTTCTGAAGCTAATTGAAACATCTCTAAGACTGCTTTATCCTGGTATTTAATATAACCAACATTAAAGAATCTTTCTGATAATCTCTCTTCATTACCCATTGTCACTTCAATATTACCTGCAAAGAATTTACCTGATTCTTTGTTATATCTAAAGTTAATTGCAATTGGAGAAGATTTAGCCTCTTCTATTTTAGCTTGAGTAGCATCTAGTTCTTTGGTAACTTCTGTTAGAGCGTCACCCTTTTTACCAGCTAGTTTTAATTCTTTTGCTTTACCTTCTAAAAAGGAAGCAGTTTCATTTAATTCAGATAAAGCATCAAATGCTTCTACAGCACCCTCTTCTACTTTATTTAGAATTTGTTTTCTATTATAGTCATATAAAAAAGAGATGCCTTCGTTAGTAATTTCGAAAGACTTATTAGCAGCAACTAGGCTATTAAATAAATCATTATTCTCATCAACCTTCTCAATATGATTGCCTGTAATTTTAAAGTTAGCACCTGCCGCATGAAATAGGAAACCTTGTCCTTGTTCTAAAATAGGCGATGTTAATTCTTTGTTTATTGAATTTGTCATTTCAAATTATTTATGTTTTCTTATACTATATATCATCCAAATTTCCTTTCACAGTGAAGTTATCACCGAAGAGCGCTGAGTTAGGCTCATCCTTAGGTGGGACGACTATATTACTATTTCCAATTGTAAACATTCTATTCGATTGTTTCTTACGTCTAGATACTCTCTTAATCTGAGTTTCTGTATTCTGTAGATTACCTAAAGTGGCTGCTACTGCTGGATCTGAGCAACTTAAACCATCTTCAACTTTTATCCATTCAATACCGTTTGATTCCCATTTAGCAGGATAATAACTATCATAATAAACATTAGGTGTAAAACCTGGATCGATAAACCCATTTGGATTTTCATAATCACCACATACAGCATTTGCATAATTAGTTCTTGTATACTTTCTATAAGTATCTTCTTCAAAATCAAATGAAGGTATAAACGAATTAATTTCTAAACTAAATGTTATTTTATGGTTTGCTTTATCATCAAATGAATATTCAATTGGACGTTCTTGTGTATAATCTTCTGGCATCATATACTCAGATGAGATTCTATAAGTACCCTCTTCTAAATGTCCAGCATCCACATGATAAAAATTAGCCTTATACATTTTTTTAACAATAGCCTCAGTAACTTTAAATAGATCTAACTGACTTGATACTAAAATCTCAATATCGACTCCTAATACTACTGGAATCATCTCAAACTCAGCGACAAAGCCTTCCATTAGACCCTGCTCATTCATCATCGAGTATTGACCCATATTTCTTTTATTAACTAGCTTAGCAGGGTCTACATTAAATGATGTTAGATTTACAATACCTCTTGGGATTTTATCATAATTACCATCTGCGAATTCACCATCAGGGTCACAGCCTAGCCCATTGACATTAGAGAATAAGAAATTATCTTTCATAAAATTCTCATCACCAGAAACTGCGTAAAAGAAGGGTACATCTACCTCGACTCTCTCATCATTACTAATCTGTCTCCAAAAGCTTAATTTGCTATTGAGGTCTGCTAATAGTCCGACAACAACATGTCTAATAACTGAGTCGTCTTTATTAAATTTTAAATTATATGTAGCCATAGATTATATATCAACCTTTACTGGTAACAAAAATGGCCAATATTTCTATTGGCCATTTTTACTTATTTTGGTTAAGTTCTATTAATAATTAGTGTCGCCACCATCACATACCACACCGGTTTGAGTTGCACTCCATGCAGGAACTGCATCACCGATTGGAGAAGGTGTTACGTCAACTAATCCAGCTTCAGATTGAGCTAAAGAACATATTTCTCTTGTTTGTCCAGCACCAAGTGGTGAAGAAGCTGACGCTGTTGTTGGATTTTCAATATCAGCTTGCTGTAGTGGATAATAGTTATACAGTACAGGATCTCCACTTTCGTTAAGTAGTGTCCAAATTCTACCATTGTAACTTGTAAGTGTAGTTGTAGTTGTAGTTGCCTCAGCTACAAAGTTAGTATAATAATCTAGGTTACTATCTGCCCAAGTTTTCCATGTTGCTGCAGGAGCCTTGTCTTGGGGCATTGACCCGTTATTAAGTACATTTCCGGCGTCTTCATTTAACTGCTTAATATGTTGAATTGCTGCAACAAAAGCATCATTACCAGTTCCAGCTTTAAATCTAATATACGCGTTGCTTTCTTCTAACTGAGGATTGTCCGCATTATCAGGCGGAGGTGTAGGTTGTGTACCTGTTGTTGTAGATAATTGAGGTTGTCCTTCATTATTACAAATTAAATATGCTATGTGCCATGCAAATCCTGCTCTAGCTTCATTTATCCCGTTAATCCAATAAGAATCAGTTAATCCTGAATAGACATTAGATTCTGCTTGTTGATTAGCACGAATTAATCTAGTATTAGGCCCATAGGCTGTATAATTTGAAGGTGCTGAATGAACGGTACCTGTGAAAACAGACCATATTCTTGAATTGGTGTTGGTAGCCATAATTAGTTTTTAATCTTTTTTGTTTTATTATATATCCCCGTTAATCTATACTTTCGATAGTAAACTTAGAGAAGCCATTCTCTCTATATATTTGAATCTTCTTATCAAATATCTCATGAGGTAACACAGAGTGGTTGATTACAAAAGTATTTATCTTATGTTCTTTGATAACTTGATTAAGTATCTTAAGAATATTATAGACTCCATCATGGTCTACAGAAGATAATAACTCATCTAAGAAAAGAAGGTTTAGTTGCGGGAACCTTAGTTTTAGTATTTTAATAATAGCAACAATAACAATAAAGTCTGCCTTCTTACGCTCACCTGTTGAAAGTGTCATTGGATTAATATCTTCACCAAGGTGGTTAATAATACAATTAAACTTTTCATCAAATCTAATATGGAATTGTAGGTGCATGGTTTGAGCCATGGCTGCAATATTAGTATTAAGTCCTGGTAGAATAGTTTTAACTGCTAAATTCTTAACACCATCTTCACCTAATACTTGTTCTACGATTTCCATAAAGTTATAGTCACCATTTAACTGGTCTTTACTTGCAGATTTCTCAGCCTCCTTCTCTTCAAACTCTGTAATAAGTCCTCTTAAGTGATCGAAGTCAGCTCCTTCTGGAGTATCTTTTAACTTCATTAATTCCGCCTTAAGACCACGCATCGTTACTTTATTATCTGAGATCTGACCTTCTAAATCTAGTTTAGCAGTTCTAGCCTTTAAAACTTTATCTTGTAGAGCATCCATCTCTGTTTTAATAGACTTAATATCATTTGTACTGGCATCAATCTTTTCAGTAAAAGAATCTTTTTGTTTTACGTGCCAATCAGAAGTTAACTTAGTTTCACAAGTTGGACAATGCCCACTTTCATATAACTTTAACTTCTTATTTAGATAATCAATCTCTCTTTTAATATCCCCAGCCTCAGTTCTCTTTTCATTGTATTCTTTATTGAACTTATTCATCGCATCTTCTTCCTTCGTACGATTAGCTTCAATATCTAATACAGTTTCATGTAGAGTAACTAATTGGTCTTTTAATTCTTGGATCTTAGATTTATTTGCAGTTTTAGATTCTGCAAGTAGAGTATTTAATTTACCTTTAACTGATCCAATTGAATTCATTATCTCATTTAACTCAGCATCATAAGCATCAATATCAAATTTAATATCTCTACGTTCGTCTTTGATTTGCCTTTGCATATCATTAAGAATAGAGAAACCAAACATCCTATCGATAATCTGCTTCTTGTCTTGATTTGACATAGTTAAAAATGATTTAAAATCATTTACTGATAGGATAATTATATTTTTAAATACATGATATGGAATACCGAATACTTCATCTTCTAAATACTCTTGTACAGATTTCTTACCTGCTTTATCAAACTCAACTCCATTAATTAAGACGCTAAATCTATTTGGTGCAATACCACGCTCTATTTCTATAGCCATAGTACCACATTGTAAACCAATCTTTACATGAAGTTCTTTGTTAATACGATTAGGTAGGTCTGCTAATTTAACACCTTCTACTTTTCCATATAGAGCATAGATAATAGCATTAGCAATAGTAGTTTTACCATCACCATTTTTACCTAGAGTTAAAAATAACTCAGATGTATCTTGTTTAAAATCTATTCGTTGTCTTTGGTTTCCGTATGAAGCAAAGTTCTTAAACTCAATATAGTCTATTCTCATTATTTGTCGGTGTCATAATTGTAAGCACATTGCGTATACAATTGTTTTAACTTGCTCTTTAGTTTTAGAGCTAAATCCTCGTCTTGTTTCATACCATCAATATACATATTGCAAAGATTAAGAATATTGTAATTCTTGTACATCTCTTCAATTTCATTAATGTCATAAAAGTCTTTATCGATATATGAATCTTCTTCATAAATATTCGGTTCTAACTTTCTAGAAATATTTTGAATTTCATTAACCAACTGGCTCAATGCATTGGTTGTAGCGATTTGCGATGGTACGAATAGATCTACAAAGTTATTTTCTATTTGCTCCTTAAACTTGCCAAGAGGCATATCATATAGCGCTTTAATATTGTATCTTAAAAACTTAGGGGAAATATGATTCTCAAAGAAAGTCTCTTCCATTGTTTCTAGATTAACTAGGTCAAATCCTTTCGTATTATCTCTATCAGATCTTGTTAATTGATATGGTACACCGACCATTAGTAGTTTACCTCTTTCCTGTCTAAAGTGAATATGACCAGAGTAAACTCTTGTATATTTGTCATAGATGTTAGAATCTGTACCATGCTCATTTTTAACTTTAGCATTAAGGTAAATACCTCTAACTTCTGAGTGACAATATACAATATCTGCTTGTGGATAATCTGCTAGAGTTTCTGCTTCATGTTCTGCATCTCTTCTCCACGGCATTAATAATATATTCTTACCAGACCAATTTAAAAGTTCTGGCTCTTTGTAAACCTGTACATTAGGAATCCATTTTAAACTATCGATTGATGAAATATCATTTGAATTCTTAGCCCAAATATCATGGTTACCACAAATTACATAACATGGTAGAATTTGACCTAGTCTTTCAAATAGATCCACGGCATAGCTTAATACCTTAATATTAATAGACTGTCTATTATCAAAGGTATCTCCTACTTGTACTAATACATCACCTGGTTGTACATGCTTCTTCAATGTTGGGATAAACATATTCTCGAAGAAGTCTTTTTGGATATTTAGCCACTCGACCGAGTTTGCTCTTACACCAAAGTGTAAGTCTCCAAGGACCCATACTCTTTTGGCTCCCTGTTTAATTACCTTGGGTTCAATCATTTAAAATAACTTTTTAATGTTCTTCTTTTCTAAAATACCTGTTTTTCTATCTAGCTCTTGAATAAGATCTTCCTTATATACATTTGAAAGTGAACTATAGAATTTTACAGGTCTAATATCAAAGTAAATACACATTTCACTAAAAATATCGATGCGACTCCATTTAGCCTGCATCTCACCTATAATATAGCCGTAAACTTCATTAATATCAGTCTTTCTTAGTTTATTACATTTACCTAGTTCGTCTACCTCATTAAAAATTTTAAACCTAGAAACTGTAATTAGATCATGTATCGTACGAGCTATCATCTCGTAATGAATCTTTTCCTCTTCGTCTAGTTCTTCTCTTAATGATGGATCCAAATCAAAACTAATATTACTTAGTTCAAATTCTGGTGTGTCAAAACTGTTATTAAAAATTTTATCATTTGCCATATTTAATTTTGTTTATTTTAAATGCTATGAATGCTAGAAGTACTAATATCTTCTGTTTCTATTAATCGCATAAAGTTATAGTCAACATTCAACTTACATTTATTTCCTTTACCCTCACCATCTCTAATCTTAAGTACCTTTAACCAATACTCTTGGTTAGCACGCATTAAGTCGTCTTGAATAATACCAAGCATTACGTCAGCTGTATGTGAAAGACCTGCAGATTCTGCAACGTCTGACATGGAAATATCTGAAGAATTATAGCCGTTTCTGTTTATTTGAGTTGCTGTGACGATCAACCAATTGTTACGAATACCCATAGCACGAAGGTCCTCTGCAATTTGCTTGATCTTCATATATGTATTCTCCGTATTTTGGTTACGATAATTGGCTAAGATGTTAATATAGTCAATTACAACTGCGCCTACTTTAATCTGTAACTCCTCTTCTATTTGTGCAACGTAAGCTTCAATATCTAAGACTGTAGCTTGTGATGTTGGAAATTGTTTTACATAAAGATTTCCAGGTGGAGTAAATCCATCTCCAACCGTTTCTAATCTTCTTTTAATGTGGTCTCTATTTTTTGCCTTCTCAGCATAATCATTAATATTAATATTAAGAAGGTTCGAACCAATTCTTTTTACAAATTTATGGGCTGCCATTTCCGCAGTAATTACTACAGTATTAGTTCCCATCTTAACAAAGTTAGCTGCGTCGTTTGCTAAGTAAATAGATTTACCAATATTCTGTTCACCAGCATAAACTACAAGGTTACCGCCTTTGTCATAACCACCGCCTAACATTCTATCTAAGAAATTGTAACCTGTACTAACTTTCTCAGATTCTTTCTGGTCGTGGGCATCAAAATCAAAGAAGTTAAGACCAAGATCAGAATTAAATGTTAGGTTATTTCTATCGTTAATTAAACCCTTTACTTTGGTTACGATAGCTTCTACGTTTTCTGGATTAACATCAGTGGTTTTAATATACTCAATTGTATCTGTCAATGAGTTATTAAACGTTCTCCACTTAATCCAAGCTTCTGCAGTATTAGTTAGCCACTCTTCATCGTATTTGTCTAGGTCTACATCAAAGATCATATCTAAGATACCATCTGAAACTCTCTCCTTAGACTTAGGATGATTTTGAACTAATAACTTTAAATTCTCTCTAGTTGGAGTCTCATTAAATTTAGCATAGAACTTATTAGCTAAAAAACTTAAGGCATCAATTTCTTCTGAAGTATAGAAGTTAAATTTAATTGCCTGTAGGTATTTTGGCTTCTCTAATGAGAGTCTAAAGAATATTTTTTCAAAGTCTTGTCCGAACTGCATATTATTGTTTTTACTTATTCTATGATTAATTCACCGATTTGTTTAGAATATGGTTCCTTTTCCCATAGATTAATTGCTATTGCCTTTCTAGTACCGCGTGTAACTTGCTGTACTGTATGTGGATCTTGTCCAGCTTGAAATATGATAAATCTATTAGGTCTTGCTTTGATGATCTCTGGGGTTGATTCTCGGCCATCTGCATATATAGCTAATTCACCGCCATCAAAATCTTGTCCTGGTGGATAATATACACTACCTATTAATGGACTTACAACTTCTTTTGTTTTTTGCCACCACGCTTCATCTTTATCAAAATGGATTGGTAGATTATTAATATAACCGTCGTTTAGATTATCTGCAGACTGGTGTCCAGTCCAATATTCAAACCCATCTATATTAAATTGCTCGCTAATAGGACAGTGGTCTCCCCAGACATATTGAATTATACGTTGAGTTGTATTTTTAGCCGGAGTATTCCACCAGCCGCTATACCATTTGTATGCGCCAGGATCTTTAAAGATCTGACTATAATTCTGTTCTATTTCTTTTAATAGATTTTCATCTTTAATAAAATTATCAAATACTGCTATCATTCAAATGGGTTAATTAAGATTTTAAAAGCCTCTTTACCAGGCTCTTCATTTGTTTGTTCACATAAACCTAATATTACCAATTCTTTTGCAGATTCTAAAATTTTATCTGGATCTGATTCTGGGAATCTATAAGTTTTTAATGCGTGGTAGGTAAAGCTACCTTTATATCTGTCAGGATTTCTATTGCAGAGTTTTACTTCAGCTTGTAAAACGTCTAGCGCCGTAGGATAATCTGGTAGATCTTTTTCTATCCCTAGGATATACTTGATCGGCAGTTTATCTTTATTCAACTTCATTCTCTGCTTCTAGTAACTCGTCTACGTTTAGCTCTCTATGTTCAGTGCTATAATTGAATATTGGCTGAATTCTCTTTTCAATCTTTTGTAGAATCTCTTCTGTAAATACTTTGCTAGTAAAGAATTCTGCATTAGGAACTGCTTCGTCTAGGTGTTTACAAATCCAGCCTCTTGCAGTGGCCTTAGGTGTTTTAACTCCCTTTTCAATACTACCTTTTGCAATACCTATTTCTTCCCAATCAATATATTGTTCTAGGCCAACATATCTGTTCATACCTTCTGTAAAATGTAAGTGGAACTTAATTGGATGTGGTTTTGCAAATCTGTTTTTATTTGGTTTTGCAGTTACAATAATACCAGTCTTTTCACCGCCCTCTTTAAGTTGTGCTTTACCTAAGAATAAAACTATTGAAGCTGCATATTCTGGTCCAGTACCACCACCTGCTACCGTTTGTGAAATAAACGATTGTGTTTGGTATGTGTGATTAGTAAAGATAAATGGTATTTTAAGATCTGCTAAAGGCGTCATAATAATTCTAAAGATAGACTTTAAGATTTTAGATCTAGTCATATCTGATTTTTCAGAACCGGATTTAGCATCTTCAATTTCTTTTGCAGTTGCTAAGTTACCAGCTGAATCTAAGATAATCATTACTTTAGGAGTTTCACCACCAGCTCTTTTTACCTCTTGCATTTTAGAAGTAATCGTAGTTACTGATTGGCGAAAATCTTGTACTGTATTACATGGTTGGTAATTGACTTTATTAGTATCAATACCAAACTTCTTCATTAGCTCTCTATCAACTGCTGCTTCTGAATCATAAAAGATAACACTATAACCCATATCAATTGCTCTTGCAATCGAGTTTAAGATTAAGTATGTTTTACCAGTTCCTGAAGGACCCGCAATCGAACATGATCTATTGTTAGGCCATCCACCAAATAGTGAACCACTAACACATGCGTTTAAATGATAATTACCAGTATCGATCCATTCTGTAACTTCACTAAAGCTAGAATGTTCCATAACTGAACCTAGCGGATTAATATCTGCTAATTCTTTATTAATGTCATCAAAACTAAATGATTTCTTTTTTGCCATTATATTCTTTTTGTTTATTGTTATATGTGGAAAGACTAAATTGTTTAGAGTACGTTATCTTCTCCAAACTCAGCTTTTTCTTTTGCTCTAAGTTTTTCCAATTCTTCTAAGTAGTATTTAGCCTTTCCGCTTAATACTCTAATTTGATCTTGGACATCAGCAAGTCCATGTAAGATTCTTTGGTATTCTCTTACATATTCTTGTTGATCTTCTGGTAAGTCTTCTATGTTAATCTTGCTGTCCATTAATCCTCTGCTCTCCTAGCTACCTTATCAATATCTGTATCTTCTATTATTTCCTCATCTGGAAATTGTATCTTTAATTGATTAGGATCTGCTTGAGTTTTTTTCTGTGCCCAGTAGAACTCTCTTACTTTTTCACCTAATTCCATATCATTAGGGTGTTGTTCTGCTAAAGCCATGATTTGTCTAAATTTGTAATATGTTCCGTCCATAATTTTAAAATAATGCTGATGCGTAGATCAGGTTAGTGTCTAATGTTTGTAGTCCAATTGCTTTCAATACTCTATTAAGTGGATCTATCATACATTTTTCAAATTGTGTATCAAAATCAACTTGTGGTGCAATCTCATAAGGATGTTCACCTGGTAGATACGCATAAACTTCTGAGATTGGTGTTTTACAGTTGTAAATTTTTAACTTCTCACCATTACCAATTACTTTATACTTATTCTTATATTTTTGATTTTGATTTAAAATATAATTATAGTAGCCAGCTGCTTTTACGTTAGCTGGACATTTTAGTCCTACTTGAAATTCAATTTGATCGTCGACAATATACTTCTCAATATTATTAGTTCTACGATTAAATGAAATGTCATCGACATCTGCTAGTTGAAATTCTTTTTTAGATGCTTTCATAAATGCAACTAATTCTTGTAATTCTTCAGCACCGGGGGTTTTTTGTGATTTAAACAAAATCCTAAGCGCTTCTACTAATTTCTCTCTAGCAAATTTAGGAGTTGAGGATTGAATAGTATCAAATCCAATGGTCTTTACTTTCTTTAGAGACTTATGTCTATCAGTAACTTCTAGTTTATCGTCCCAAGCAATGTTTTGAATATACTTTTTCTTTGACATCCAAATACCATTATATGCTAAAGATTCTAATTCAAAGAATAAGAAGTTATCTGTATTTCTAGTATCAGCATACTTCTTCATACATGCTGTAATATAATCCTTAAGTCTAAATGCATAGAATGCTAAGATAAACTCATCAAGTGGTAGAGCTTTAGTGTCATCATTCCAAACAATAGTTTCATATAGATCTTGAAACTGTACGTAACAAGAATCTGTATCAATATAGATTACTGCAGGCTTTTCAACTTTACCTTTTACTGTTAAGCCGAATTGCTCATGTACTTTAATATCTTTATGCCAAAACTCTTGACAATACTTATTTAAGATAGACTCAGAGTAGAGGATAGCGTTTTTACCCTGTTTTGTAATAGACTCTGCAATATCTATATTAAAGAAGTGAAACCATTTGTTACCGAATGCACCATAGATAGAGTTAAGAGTTAATTTTACTGCTTGTTCATAGGCAGTATATTTAGCAGACATCTGCTTGTAGTGATCTACAAGCAGCCCTGCCTCTTCTCTACTAAGTTGATCGATAGGTTTCTCAGTGAGTTTTGTTATATCCATATTAAGCCGTTTGGCAAGTAGATACTGTTAATAGTGTATTTGATTCTGTAGATTGGAATACTAACTTAGAGTCAGTAACATGTACTTTTTGTTCTTCTCTATCTAATAGGTTTAAGTACTTTTTGTAAACTGTTACTGCACCTTCTCCATTAGATTCTGGATTAATTACTGCATTAAATGATTTACCATTTACAGCAACACCTTTACCATTTGCTTTTACGCTAAATGTTTCTTCACTATCAAGTCCAAATAAATTCTTTACTTTATTGATAGTATGTGTATCAATGTTAAAGCTAAACTTAGTATTATCTACTGCGAAGATAGCGTCTTGTTGTGCTGGAGTTAAGTCTTTAAAACCTAATGAAGGTTCTGAACATGCAAGTGTAATTTCTAATTCATCATTAAACATTCTTAAAGATGATGCGATTAACTCGCCCTCTTGTTCAATAAATTCTAACTCACCTTTAATAGCATCGCTTTCAAAGTGTTTAATAGCATCGATTACTTTTGAACCTTCAAAGAAGGCAACTTTCATTTCTGCATCTGTGTCTGGCCATTCGCTTACTTGGAAAATCTTATCACAGGCTACAGAATGTGATTTTACTGCATCTCGTTGTGGAAGATAAACCGCTGAGTGGATTTGGCCGTTTTGGATTTTCATATAGACAAAAGAGTCTATAAGCTTTACTCGGTTAATAAACCCAGTTAAAGCGTGTTGGTCAATTCGATCAATTTGTAGTTTCATCTAAATATATTTTTGTTTGATTGTTATATTGGTAAGTTACTAGTTGTTTCATAAAAAGTGAGGCCAGGAAGTAGCGAACCCCTGGCCTCGATCCGAGAACTATCTCGGTCCTAAGAAGTGGACTTAACCACAACTGGAATATTAACCGTCACATGCGACGCAATCTGGGTCTGTAGCGGCTGCGGCAATATCGCCTCTTAGTACAGATTCAGTTCGCATATAATAAAGTGTCTTCACTCCCTCTTTGTAAGCCTCTAAGTGTACTTTATTAATAAACTTAGTATCAGCCTCTTTTGGAAATGCTAGATTTAAACTTACAGCCTGGTCAACATATTGTTGTCTAACACCAGCCTGTTTTACTAAATCTAGTTGATTAATTTCTTTAAATGTCTTAAAGATATTCTTTACTGGAATATAAAGATCTTTATCTTTCTCTTCTAAATTATCAAATTTAGTCAGAGTAATTATATTATCTTTATCTAAAATAGAAGTGGCTAGTTTTACATAATAGTCTTCAATAAAGTCTAGTCCTTGTACAGAACCTCCGTCTTCTAAAATTTTATCCCAAGTTTTCTTAGAGTTTCTATTGATTAATTTTAAGAATTGCTCTAATACTGGATTCTTTCTAATAAAAGTACCCTTTGCTGTTTGTTCTGTGAACACGTTAGCAGCCCAAGGCTCAATACCTGCAGATACATTACCTGCTAGTTTTGAGTTGCTTACAGTTGGTGCCACGGCTCTCAGGTGAGTGTTTCTCATTCCTGTATTAACACACCATAGAGGTTCGCCATATTCATGTGCCATATCTCTAGATGCCTTTTCACTTTCCGTCTTTAACTGCGAAAAAATCTTGCGAGTCTCAAATTGAGCTGATAAGCCTTCAAATGGAATACCTCTTTCTTGTAAATAAGTATGCCATCCTAAAACTCCAAGTCCTAGAGCTCTACCCTTTTCTGCAGATCTTACTGAGTTCTCAAACCCTCTCATGAATTTTGCTTTCTGAATAAATTCATCTAACACTCCATCCAGGAACCAAGTTGCTGTATAAACTAAATCAGTATCTTTCCACTCATCATATTTTGCTAAGTTAACTGAGGATAAACAACAAACAAAAGAGTGAGACTCATCTGTATGTAGAGTAATTTCAGAACAGATATTAGTCATATAAACTTTTAATCCGTTTTGTTTATACGCTTCTGGGTTTGCTCTATTAATATTACCTTTGAACATTACATAAGGCTCACCAGTTGCTTTTCTCTTTCTAAGTACTGCAACCCATCTTCTTCTAGCCTCTTTATCTCCAGCGTCAATCTTTTCCATAAAACCATCAGGTACTACAACACATTGATGTAGGTTTAAAGATTGTCTATTGACATCTCCCTTTGGTTCTCTAATTTCTAACCATTCCCAGAAGTCACCATGTTCAATATCGATATTGACAGATGCTGCTCCTCTTCTCACTGAACCCTGGTTCGTAGCCAAGATTGTTGAGTCATAGATTTTAGTAAATGGAACTACACCATCTGATGTACCATTACCGGTAATCTTACTACCTGCTGGTCTGATTTGATTAATACCGATACCTACGCCGCCTCCATGTTTTGCTAGCAACATCATCTCTAAGTTTTTAGATCCAATGTCGTGGATAGAGTCTGCTACGTCGATACCAAAACAAGAAATAGGTAGTCCTCTTTCTAGTCCTGTATTAGATAAAACTGGAGAGGCTAGGTTCAGCCAGCCTTTCCAGATATAATCAAAAAATTTGCTTGATAATTCAGGTTTACCTAAACGTCTTGCTACTGTGGTTGAAACTCTCCAGTATGCGTCTTTTGGTTTTTCATCACCAAATAGGTAACCTGCTGATATTGTTTTAACATAAACTTCGGTGTTTGCCCAAAGTGGAAAGTCCACTCCCAGTTCCCAACCGAGATGTTCTCCGTGGTTTTTTATTTTGTCTGCCATAATTTAATTTTAGTCGAATAAGTCGTCTTCGTCCCAGTTTTCACCTTCGCCAGCTTTAGAATAATCTGTAGATCTAATAGCGAAGAAATCTGTGTGAGTATGACCACCAGTTAAGTGATAGAACCAATCCAGTTCTCCAGCAGAATCTTCATCGTAATCGAATGCTGGTTCGTAACCAAGCTCTTGTAACTTTTCGTTAACTCTCTTAGTGATAAAGTTCTTAAGGTCTTTAGCTTTTAAGTTATCTAGATCTCCTTGTTCGAACATCTTATCGATAAACTTATGCTCTAATTCCTTAATAAGCTCTCCTGCTTTTAATACGTCGGCTTGTACTGATTGTTTCAATTCTGGGAACTCTTCACACATGTGTCTAAATAATCTACATCCCATTCTAGAGTGTAGAGATTCATCTCTAACTGACCATTTCATTTGTTGTCCAACACCTTTTAATAAGTTTCTCATTTGGAATGAGTATAAAACTGCAAAAGAACTATAAAGTGAACAACCCTCTGCAAACGCCGAAAAAATCGCAAGAGATCTAGCAACCTCTTTCCTAGCGGTCGCATTAAACTTCAAATCTTCGTGAGTATACGGAGCTGTAGTAGCTGTTAATAGTTCAAATTTATCTGCAGTTGCAGGTTCATGTAAAAATGCTTCAAAGTCTTCAAGACCTAGTGTCTCGTTTAAGTACGAGTATGCTGTTGCGTGGATAGTTTCCTGCGAGCCAAACATCATTGCCATCTGTTTGATTTCATGTTTTGGAAACCAAGTTGTAACATATTGAGTCCAGTAATCTGATACAGCACATTCGGTTTGAGCAAAACCTAATAGGATATTACCTACTAAGTGTTTTTCGTGAGGTAAAAGATTTTCATTCCAATCTTTAACATCACCTTGCATTGATATTTCAGTGTGTAACCAAAATGCTTGGGCTTGTTTTAGCCAACCTTCTGTATAATATTCTGGATATTCAAATGGTTTAAAGGCAATTCTTTCTGTGAATAATGACATTTGCTAATTCTTTATTTTTTATGGTTTTCTAATTAATTTAATAAAAAGGTCTTTTAGACCAAAAAAGGTCTTTCCGACCTCATTTAACCTCTACTTAAACCTAATAAATTATTAGCAGCGCTGCTATTGATTTATATATCTTTGCGCTGCAGAAATTTATTGACTTTAGAGCTTAAATTTTTTTTCGATTTCATGCGCTTTTTCATAATATGTATAAGAAGTTTTCTTGTAGTCTTTTCTTTGATCATATAGATCTGCTAAAATCTTTTTAAGAATACTATCTTTCTTCTGATATACTACGCCATTCTCACAAACAATTACTGCTTCATCTTTACGACGCTCAGCTATTTGCGATTCCTCTACCATTTCAACGAATGAATCGGGCGAGATATTAAACTGCCTCATGATGGATGGATATAGCGATGCAAAGTCAAATGCACTTACACCACCATAATATCCAACAATTGGTTGTTTAACAAAAGCACCCTCGTACTTACTATCCTTCTTACCATCTTCTCTATCGTATTCTACACCGATACGTTTACCCTGTTCGGTTAGTTTACGAGCCATTAGAGATTCGGTAACAGCCACTGGTGAAGCGGCTTTATATAATGGCATTCTAGTTATTGTTGCTAAAGTAAGCAGTACTTCCATCGATCTAAGCTTTTGATCGATATAGTAAACTAGACAGGAGTCAACCACATTATAGAAAACATACTTTTGAAAGTCGTTTTCATAGAGGTCTTGTAAGCTACCACTATATTGTATTTTACTTATACCCTCAAGGACTGCGCCAGAAACAAATGCTAATGCATTAGATTCTTTTACTGCAACCGATCTATCATATTTATCGTACAATTGCATGTAGTCCAAAATACCCATGTGAAGTGGGCGAGAGTCTTTTTTATCAAGAGCGCCAGTACAAGCAACTTCTGTTAAATCAATTTGTAAGATTTTACATCTGTTGACAATATACTGCCAGTCATAATTGATAAAGTTCCAACCTGTCATCATAGGAAACTTAGGTAAAAACTTATGCAAGAAAGCGTAGACCATGTCATACTCGTTCTTAAATTTGTAATAACTAAATTCCCAATCAGTATCATACCCATTAAAGTGAGCATTCGTATCGGATTCAATCTTATTAATTTGATCGGCCGAAAGATCTTCTAGTCCAAGTACGATTGCTTTTCTTTCTGGAGTAATAATAGAAAAGGTTAAGATTCTAGACTTAGCCTCTTCAGGTTTCGGGAAGCCATCAACAATCTCTGTCTCAATATCGACAAAGTATGTTCGTGGCATATTGAACTCAAAGATTTCATCTTGATCTTTTTGTGGTAGACCGTCCATGAAATAAAGAAGTGAAAACTTATTAAAAGATCTAGAGATAGACTTCTTAACATGGCGACCATCCCAGTTTCTAACTGTTGCGTCTTTCCATCTGTCGTTATCTTTAGCTACAACCCAGTTTTGAAACTTGTCAATGTTGTATCTTTTAAAGGCAACTTCACCTTGTTTATCGTAATATGATACGATTACTTCTTTCTCTCTTTGTTCAATATCTAATAACATTAATATCCTCGGTTTTGACGGTCATGGTTTTCTGCGTTCTTCGCCATGTACAAGTTAACAATATCTTTAGAAGTCATACCAATAGAAATTGCAAAGTTCATATAAAAGTGCAATCCATCGATCCATTCATAAAAGAGTTCTAACTTATCTGCCTCTGTCAAATCCTCGATCTTCATGTTCTCTGCTTCTTTGTGTGTGCTTTTCCAATACTTCCAAGCACCAGAAGCGATACCATCGTTGATGCCTCCTAAGGCATCAAACATTTCATTTAGTTCATCACTCATTGCGTGTTTGTTAACACACCAGAAATCTGCAATTTGTTTTAAGTTCCAACCTGTAAAGTCAAAACCTAAACGCTTTTGTAGTTCTACCTGCTTATTGTAAATCAGGCCTAGTGTGTCGTCTGCTTCCGAGTGGAAATCTTGTACCTCGAGATCGGCACATTTATTATCTGCGTTCGCCATATTTTGTTATTTGTATTTTATAGTTAAAATTACTTATCTGTTTCAAGTTCTTGTCCCCAATCTCTATAAGAATCTGTTAACAATTTTGTGTTAATATCTTTTGGTTTGGGATCTCCACCCACATTCCAAAACCAGGCACCAGGACTTCCATGCTTTGTCATGAACTCCCAAGCCTTCGCATCGTAATTCATAGCCGATGGAAATGGTGGATTATATTGTGGGTCTACATCTTGTGTAAATGCCTTTGGATGTGACCAAATAGTTGCAATACCTCTTTCACCCTTCTTAATATTTCTTGCTACTGCAACTCCATTAAACTTAGCATCAGGCCAGGCTATTTGCAAAGACCTTTGTAGAACGCCAGTGGATATTGCTGACCATACTTCTTCTGGATAACCATGTTTCTCTGCAAGATCATGTGCGACCTTCACAGCGGCTGCTGTAACCAATTCATGGCGAAGTCCTAAAGGAATAAAAAATGCATTGTTTGACTCTGCCCATTTCTTAGCGTGAGCATTTAAGACTGGCATTGCTGCAATTCTCTTAAATTTCATTTCAGCTCCCATCTCAACACAAATGGCTTGGTGGTCTGAAATCTCTTTTTGACTTGGACTAAATAGTACAAGTTTCTTATTATACTTCTTTGCTAAATAAGCAAGTGAGATACCTGCAAATCCATATCTAGGTTGAACATAGACTAGAGTATCTTGTTTACAAGTACTAACTAGAATATCTCCAAATCTACACTTAGAACCAAAACCCATTAGGTCTTCTCTGACTACTTTAAATCCATCGTGGTCTACTAATTGTGGAGCCTCAAATGGATC